GTGGATGGATGGCGCAAACGGTTTCGGCAAATTAAAGATTTTACCAACTCCAATGGGTCAATTAGTAAAGACTATGTTGGAGAGTGGTGTGAAACTAGGCGTTTCAAGTCGTGGATCAGGTAATGTAAGCGACTTAGACGGCAAGGTAAGTGATTTTGAAATAATCACTGTTGATATCGTTGCACAACCAAGCGCACCTAATGCATATCCTAAAGCAATATACGAAAGCCTCATGAATATGAAGCATGGTCATAAAGTTTTAGATGTCGCTAGGGAAGCAAGGGGCAACAAAAAGGTACAAAATTTCTTAGGTGAGGAAGTAAAGCGCCTCATTAAGGAATTGAAAATTAAATAATAGGGGATATGAGCATGTTAGATGCTATCAAACCATTACTAGAGAGTGGTCTAATCAACGAAGATGTCGGCAACGAACTTAATAAGTTGTGGGAATCTAAGTTGACTGAAGCCCGCGATCAAGTACGTGGTGAACTCCGTGAAGAGTTTGCACAACGTTACGAACATGATCGTAGTGTGATGGTAGAAGCCCTAGATAAGATGTTAACTGAAAATCTTTCTCAGGAAATTAAAGAATTTCATGAAGAAAAGAAACAACTAGTAGCAGATCGTGTCGCTACAAGAGTGGCTTTAGGTGAACACGCAACTAAATTTAATGACTTTATGGTAACTAAGTTAGCAGAAGAAATTAAAGAATTGCGTAATGATCGTAAGGCACAAATGGAAAATCAACAAAGGCTAGAAAAGTTTATTGTTCATGCTCTTGCTCATGAAATCAAAGAGTTTGCACAAGACAAGAAGGCTGTCGTTGAGGCACGTGTAAAACTAGTTGCTGAAGGCCGTGAAAAACTTGAAGAACTTAAGGCAAAATTTATTGCTGAGAGTGCAAGAAAAGTCGGTGAAGCAGTATCATCTCAATTGAAGGGTGAATTATCACAACTCAAGGAAGATATTAAAGTAGCTCGTGAAAATAACTTTGGACGTAAATTGTTTGAAGCATTTGCTAGTGAATACTCTGTAACTTATCTAAATGATAAGGCTGAGGCTCGCAAGTTAATGTCAGCAATCAAGTCAAAAGATGAAGCACTTGCTAAGGCAAAACAGATTGCTGAACAAGCAGTTCAAGTTGCCGAAATAAAGGATCGTGAAGCTCGCATCATTAAAGAATCAACTCAGCGTGAAAAGGCAATGGATGAACTCCTAGCCCCATTAAACAAAGAGAAAAAGGAAGTAATGAAGGCTTTACTAGAAAGTGTCCAAACACCAAAATTGCAGGACGCTTTCGCAAAATATTTACCAGCAGTTCTAAACACTGGAACAGTTAAGGCAGGCGCTAAAACTACCTTAACAGAAAGTGTTATTAAAGAAGTGACTGGTGATAAAGAAACTGCCAAAAAAGAAGTTGAGGAAGATAACGGACACGTTATTGATCTCAAGCGTCTGGCAGGGCTTAAGTAAGACATAATTAGGAGATAATTAAAATGTCAAAAGTACTCTTAGAAAGCCGTTGGGACGAGACCAAGGAAGCCCTACTAGAAGGCTTGAAAGGAACTCGCCGCTCAACAATGGGTGTTATTTTAGAGAACACCAAGAAACAGTTGCTCGCAGAATCTACTGCAGGCACTACAACTGCTGGTAATATCGCAACACTAAATCGCGTTATTCTTCCAGTAATTCGTCGTGTTATGCCAACTGTTATTGCTAACGAACTAGTCGGCGTACAGCCAATGACTGGTCCAGTTGGTCAGATCCACACATTGCGTGTACGTTATGCTCAGTCATTGACTGACACTTCAGCAGCACAGACATCTGTAACTGCTGGCGAAGAAGCATTGAGCCCATTCAAAATTGCTCAAGCATATTCACGTTCACCATCAAGTGCAACAACATCAGCATACTATACTGGTAATGATACTGCTGCACTAGAAGGTAACGGTGGTAAGCAGATCAGCGTACAAATCTTACGTCAGGCTGTTGAAGCCAAATCACGTAAGTTGCAAGCACGTTGGACATTTGAAGCAGCACAAGATGCACAGTCACAACACGGTATTGACGTTGAAGCAGAAATCATGGCAGCACTTGCTCAAGAAATCACTGCTGAAATCGATCAAGAAATCTTGTTGTCACTAGCAACTCTTGCTTCAACTGAGTTCACATACAACCAAGCAACAGTATCAGGTACTGCAACATACGTCGGTGACGAACATGCTGCTCTAGCAGTTCTAATCAACCGCGTTGCAAACTTGATTGCACAGCGCACTCGTCGCGGTGCAGGTAACTGGGCAGTTGTATCACCAGCATCACTAACTGTTCTACAGTCAGCAACAACTTCAGCATTCGCAAGAACAACTGAAGGTACATTTGAAGCACCAACAAACACTAAGTTCGTTGGTACATTGAATGGCGCAATGCGCGTATTCGTCAACTCATATGCTCCAGATACTCAGCCAGTATTGGTTGGTTATAAGGGTTCAAGTGAGACAGACGCAGCAGCATTCTACTGCCCATATATTCCATTAATGAGCAGTGGCGTTGTTCTAGATCCATCAACATTCGAACCAGTCGTGTCATTCATGACACGTTATGGTTACATCGAATTAACTAACACTGCAAGCAGCTTCGGCAACGCAGCAGACTACGTTGGTGAGATCGCTGTACAGAATTTGACTTTCCAATAATAGTTGGATTGGTCAGTTCAAAAGATTGGGCGCCTTGTGCGCCCTTTCTTTTTTTATGCTATACGAATATCGCTGTCTACTGTCATATTCATTACGGACTTACGACCTTTCTTTAAACGCTTTTGATATATTCGTGAGCAATTAGCACAAAGTGTTTTAAGATTACTTTCTTTTTTATTCTTTTTATTACCATCTTTGAAAACAACGTCCATTTGACATTTATCTTCCGCTTTAAATCCGCAAAATTCACATTTCATTGCTTTATGTTGAAGGTACTTATGTCGCTCACTATATAATACTTTGCTACAATCTACACAATACTTGTGCCATTTTTTGAAACCTAATTTGCTTATACCGTTTGGCTTTGCTGGAATGATACCGCAATGTTTGCAAACTGGTCGTGATTTCTGTTTTGTTAACATGCAAATATTTAGAAAAAAGTTCTAATCGGATCTTTTTTCTATGGTATAGAAAATTATATTTTGATAAATATTATTATAGAGGGTTTGCCATAGATGTCCCATGTTGATCCATTTAATGCGTTAGGCGGTTTTAGCGTAGGTATTCCGCCAGAATTAGTTATTGACGAAACTGGTAACGTAGTCAATAACGTTAATGCACCTAATGCTAATGTCACTGCAAACAGAATTTATTCAAATGCCTATTATTGGGCTAACGGTGCGCCGTTTGTTCCTGAGGCTATTCCTAGCGGATCTAATACACAGGTTCAATTTAATAGTAATGGCAACTTCGGCGCAAGTTCAAATTTTACCTTTAATAGTTCTACAAACTTATTAACAGTCACAAAACTCTCTACCACATCAGCAAATTTAGGAAACGTATCAAATTTAGTCATTACTGGAGGCCTTAACGGGTACTTTTTACAAACTGACGGTACAGGGAACTTAACTTGGGCTGCTGGAACGGGTAACGGTGGCGGTGGAAGTCCAGGCGGTGCTAATACACAAGTTCAGTTTAATGACGCTGGAAATTTTGCAGGACAATCAGGATTCACTTTTAATAAAAATACCAATACACTATCAGTATCAAATACGGTGGCATCAGGGAATTTATCAGTCACCGATGCCAACATCTCAAATACCATCACTGCTGTAAACGTTGCAGCAACTAACTTAAGCGGCAATGGAGCAAATATTACAAATATTGGATTGGCAAATACAGCCAATACTGTTATTGTCGCTGCACAACCTAATATTACAAGTTTAGGTACGCTAACTAGTTTAAACATAACTGGCAATATTACCAATGCTAATTGGATAAATGCAGTTTACTTTGCAGGTAACGGACACAATCTATTTGGACTACCTGCAGCAAATATAACAGGTACAGTGGCTAATGCTAATTATGCTGCCTTTGCTGGCAACGTAACAATTGCATCACAACCAAATATTACTAGCGTAGGTAATTTGACTAGTCTTGTAGTTACAGGCAATACTACTTTAGGCAATAATGTCACAGCAAACTTTTTTACAGGTAATTTATATGGACTTGCTAATCTTGCAAGAAATGTAACATTAGGGGCTCAACCAAATATTACCTCAGTAGGTACATTAACAACTTTAGCAGTATCAGGTAATACTAACTTAGGCAACACAAACGCTACAAATCTTTTTGCTAATAACTTTACAGTTGAAAGTAGTTTTACAACATTAGGAAATGTTGTAGCAGGTAATGTTTATGCAAATACTGGTAATATACGTGCTAATATTATCATAGGTACACTAGCGACCGGTGCGCAG